CTATACAGTCTTAAATTAGGTATTGCAGGTACAGTTGATTGTATTGCAGAATACAATGGAGAACTTGCTGTAATAGATTTCAAGACTTCAAAGGAACCTAAACCTGAGAAGTGGATCCAAGGTTATTTTGTACAAACTGTTGCATACGCTTGCATGTTGTATGAGTTAACTGGTATAATAGTAAAGAAATTAGTAATCATTATGTCATGTGAAAATGGAGAATGTATCGTCTATGAAAAATACAACAAAGCTGAATACATTAGAAAGCTTACTCAGTATATACGAGAGTGGAAATCTGCTAATGAATAAAAGCAAAGATGCTCTAAACCAAGTATTGAACGACAAGTTCATGACATCTTCTAAGTTTTCTATGGAGATAGAGAACATTGTCAAACAAAGTAATGGTAGTCTCAATTATATTGAAGCTATAATTTCTTATTGCGAAGAGAATGAAATTGAATTTGAATCTGTTCCAAAGTTATTGTCTAAAACTTTAAAGGAGAAATTGAAGTATGATGCTCAGAGATTATCCTTTATGAAACGTTCTTCTAGAGCAAAGCTACCAGTTTAGATGGAGGGCTATGAAGTTTACCAAACGTATCTCGCACTTAAATTACACTTTACAAAAGAAAATTATAACTTTTTTATTTTCAGTGGAAAAACACGTGCTAGTAAACAATCCTTCGAGAAAAGAAAGGATAAGTACTTTTTTAAAAAACTGGGCAGAAAATTTGAACGAGAAGAATTAATTAAGTTTTTTGTAAGTCATTTCATTCATGATGATGGAGCATGGATAGGTAATATATCTGTATATAAATCAAAAGTATATTCTGATTGGAAGAGTAAGATTGAAAGTCTATCTTTCATCTTTAAGAATGAAATGGAGAATTTATTGGAGTTGGCTTCTGACTTTGATTCTTTATTTAAGATTAAAAATGGCAGTCATCCAATAGTATTAAAACAACATTTGTCTGGTAGTATAAGTTTAGAATCTTTTGTTATTCTAAACAAACTAGTAAACTTCATACCATATTTTGATAAGAATATTGCCGAACCTGTAGTGTGGCCTGAGATAAGAAAGAAGGTAGTAAAGTACGAACCATTTCTGGCTATAGACAAGGATAAATATAAGTGTACACTGTTATCTCTATGCGATTCTTTGACAACGATGTAGTTAGAGCTCAAGCGGCTGAACTAGTAGAAACTAATGAAGATCTACAAGATCTAATACTTGATGGTGGTTTAACAACACCAGAAGGTAATGTTGAATTCATGTCAAAGGTACATAGGATGATTGAATTGCAAGAACAATTATACTTTCGTGCTTCTTATTCAGATGAGGATGACGCAAAGGAATTTGTTAGTCAATTTAATAGATCACTTCCTTATGTAGCTGTTAAGGGAGAAACAGATGTATCTCAATCATTCAGAAGAATGAAAGAGGAACTTAAGAGAATGATAGAACTATCAGACTCTTGACAATTAAATAGAATCCTGTTATACTTACAAAGTACAGGCCAAATACGTACACATTAAGGAGAATACTTATGTCTTTTGCAACTTTAAAGAAGAATTCAAATTCATCTTTTGAAAAACTGACTAGGGAACTTGAGAAGGTAGCTAGTTCTGAAAAGAATACTGGTGATGACCGACTCTGGAAACCCGAACTAGATAAATCAGGTAACGGTTATGCCGTTATTCGTTTCCTTCCACCTCCAGAAGGTGAAGAGCTTCCTTGGGCTAAAGTTTTTAGTCATGCTTTTCAAGGGCCAGGTGGTTGGTATATAGAAAATTCTTTAACTACTATCGGGAAATCTGATCCAGTTGGTGACCTTAACCGTAAGTTATGGAATAGTGGTAGAGATTCCGATAAGGAAATAGCTCGTAAACAGAAGAGAAAGTTATCATATTTTTCTAACATATATGTAGTCCGTGATTCTCTACATCCAGAGAATGAGGGAAGGGTTTTCTTATTCAAGTATGGTAAGAAGATCTATGATAAGATTGTTGCTGCAATGCAACCTGAGTTTGAGGATGAGAAGCCTATTAACCCGTTCGATTTCTGGACAGGTGCAGACTTCAAATTGAAGATCCGTAAACTAGATGGTTTCTGGAACTATGACAAGTCTGAGTTTGCCCCACAAGGTACACTTGGAGACTTCAGTGATAGTGAACTAGAAGAAGTCTATAGTAAGACTCATTCATTGGTTGAGTTTACTGCTGATTCTAACTTCAAAACTTATGAAGATCTAGAGAAGCGTTTAGGTACAGTTCTTGCCGCTAGGAAGACTGTAGTTGATATGGAGACTGAAGAAGCTGAAGAGGAATTAGTTCCTGTTGCAGCTGCACCAGTTCGTGAAGAGGTTAAACCAAAACCAAGTACGGATGATGAGTCCGATACTTTAAGTTTCTTTGCTAATCTCGCTGAGAATGATTAAAATAAAAGGGGGTCTAACGACCCCCTTTTTTTAGCTAACTGGTTCTGATTCTCGCCAACCTTCCTTAGTTATTTTATATTCTGTATCGTATTCTAGAAGTTCTTCTATCTCAGATTCCATCAATGATATACTAGATGGTTGAGGTATCCAGATCTCTCTTTTCAAATCATTTAATTGATGTTCGTATTCTCTATTCGTTGTTGGATATAAATCAGATCCAGTTAAAGTTCTTTCTGTTACAGCACTATCACTCCGTGAGTATGCATACTTCCAAGACCATGTTGGTGTATAACTAGAAGCATTTTGTGCAGTTGTATTTGAAAATACTTCTATTATAATACCAGATTCTAGAACTATATTGTTATAGGAATCTTTAACTTCTTTAGTTTCCCAGTGTCTTATTTTATCAGCTAGATCACCATATCTATCTTCTATAATTTTATCTAGTTCATAGTCATCATAAGGCCATTGTGTTTGAGTGTCAGTGATATTGTTTATTAATAATATAGTCCAGTAGTGTTCTGTATCTCCAAGAAGATCGTAAGCAATTTGGTCTGGAGTTTGTCCACTTTTTATTGTGTACTTTGTCGCAGAAGAAAATATAGAATTGATACTATCTCTTGCTCTAACTTTTCTGAATAAGTTTTTAGATAGTTTAAACTTACCAGCTTCAAAGAAGTCTGGGTATAAAAAATTTGGTGTAGATTCAAAAAACATTTTAGTACCCCGCTCCTACATCTGAACTCTTGATGATTTCTGTCTCACCGAATCCTATACTAAGTTGTATAGCAACTGGTGCTGGTTGATTACTTCCATCTAGGTGAGTTGCCCATACATTATCTGGCGTATAATTTACATCTATATTAGTACAGATACATTTTTTTATTTTAGGAAGAGATGATATTTCACTACCATCACCACCTTGTTTCCATCTTAAGTTGAATAGGTTTGGTACAGTTAACCATCTGTCTGTAGCACCTGCTCCAAAACCTTCTCCTCCTAAAGTATCAATAAAATTACCACCTCTACCAACTTTACCAAAAGTTTCACTGGTGTCTGGTAATGCAGCTCTTCTTAGGTATCTAATTATTCTTTTTATTGAATTTTGTTCTGCTCTATTTCTAGGAACTAATTTCCAATTGAAATTAAAATCTCTAAGTTGTATTCCACCGAATACTTGTTCTGTATATGGGTTAGCTATTTTACCATTGATGTTTTGTGTTACTGCATTTGGATCAGCACCCAATTTTTTTATCATACTTTTTATCAATGATACCTTACCAACTTGGGCAAATTTTTGGACACTATCTGTAATTGCTGCACTATCACCACCACCAATTTGTTGTGCAACTTCAGGAGCAAACCTTCCAAGTATTCCGATGTCTTTTCCTTCCCACTTTGGGCCATCTTTATACTGGATATCATCTGGCACAGGAAGTAAAACTGTATCATCTATACTAGATCTATAAGACGTAAAACTTTCTACTCTGTTACTACCAGTACCAGTAAAAGTCTGACCAGTTCCCCTACTACCTGATGCTCTTACAACAGATCTAGAATTAGCTGCTCTTCCTTGACCTCTTACTTTCTGTGCTGAAAATGTTTCTACATCTATTTGTAAATGATCATAAGCATTAACTAAATTATCAGGCCACATTTTCTGGCCTTTATCACTACTAGATCTATTATTAATGACTCTTAACACCATTGGAGATAAATAATTTATTATATTCCTCTAAGTATTTATGAAGACTTTGAAAGGAAAATATATTCCTGTAAATATTGCCAAGTATAGAGGTGACTATCGGAATATTATTTATAGATCTTCATGGGAATTAAAGTTCATGAAGTACTGTGACATGAGTCCTAGTATCATGGAATGGGGAAGCGAAGAGATTGCCATACCTTACAGATCACCATTAGATGGTAGAGTTCATAGGTACTTTCCTGATTTTTATATTAAAGTTAGACAAAGTACTGGTAAGATTCAGAAGTATATTGTTGAAGTTAAACCAAAAAGACAAACAAAACAACCAAAGGTTCAACGAAAGATGACTAAGAAATATATCTATGAAGTGACTGAGTATGCTAAGAATCAATCTAAGTGGGAAGCAGCAAAACAATATTGTGATGATAGAAATTATAAATTCATGTTAATCACAGAGAAAGAGCTTAAAGTATGAGTATATTTTCAGAAATAAAAGAAGCAGCTGGTGACGAACCAAGATCTTACTCTTGGTATAGAGATAATGTTAGAATGTATTTTCAGAAGACAGATCTTTATACTGAGATGACTAACTTGGAAGAGAGTATGATTCCTATTCCAGGCCAGTTATATCTCTTTGAATATAAGGCAACTTATGCTCGTAAGTTAAAATATTATGATGAGTTTCCTTTAGTCTATGCATTAGGTACAGGAACAAAATTCTTAGGAGCTAACTTACATTACCTTAGACATACACGTAGGATGCAAACTGTTTTAAAATTAAAGGAAGGTATATTAGATATACCAAAGCAGTGTTATCATAATTATGTGTTAGAAGGTTTAGAAACTCCCCTATATAGAATAAATAGTGAGGACTATCTAACTTCTGTATTTCTCCCTGTAGAAAATTTTGTTACGAGAAGAAGAGGATTGTACCAACAGTATAGTAAATCAGCCGTCTGGGGAGAGACATCACAATGAGGATATCAGATTTAGAAATTCAGATGAGTAATCTGAAGGAGTTTAGAGCAAATATATGGAAGTATGGATTTAGTGCTAACAATCTTTATGATGTAATCATAGAGATACCAACTGGTGGTGCATTATATAAAGAGTTACAGTCTAATAATATTGCAATTCCTGATGGATTTCTAAAAAATAATTTGAGATTATATACTGATGAAGCATCTATGCCAGGTATACAGATGTCTACTGGTGAGTATAGAGTAACTAATAGTCCTCAGTTGAAGTATGTATATGGATCAGTTTTTAGTGAGTTGAGTCTTTCGTTTCTTATGGATGCTGAAAATATAATTAAAGGTATTTTTGATATATGGACTAACTGGATGTATGGATATAGTGCTGGAACATCTGGTTGGAGTGCTACTAATAGATTTAGAGCTAATTATAGAGATGATTATGCTGTTGATATTATTATAGTTAAGTACGAGAAACCAATATTTGGTAAGGGTGATACGTTCTTTAGAGGTAATAGACGGATGAGAAGAGAAGCAAAGGATACTATACTACCAGATTTAAAAGATTCAAGTCGTAGTAAGTTCTTCCAACCAGTTCCAGTACATGCAACTAGAATATTTAATGCTTTTCCTGCCAATATAGCTTCAATACCATTAGCATATGGTGAGACATCTTTAAATAAATTCTCAGTTGGGTTTGAATATGAAAGTTATACTACTACTGCTATTAATGATGGTAAAATCCGAGGTGTTAAAGATAGTGTTAATGGAGGATTTGATTTAGATCTTGGAGATCTTTTTGGAAATCTTTTCGGAGGTCTTTTTGCCTGATAAATACCATTAGTTATTATACGTCGTTATGCCTTTACCAAAGCTTGCCACGCCAACGTATGAGTTGGAAGTTCCATCCACTGGAAAGAAAATAAAATACAGACCATTCCTTGTT